AATGGATCCTGAGGGATTGAAAGCTCAGACACCCGACTTCCGAAGTTATACTTTCTACGTATATCTCCAGTAGCCAGATTAGTACTAGTACCTGGGCCGCTTCCGTCAAAATCAGCGACAGTTAGATTCGAATTTGGCGATATGACCGATAAATAATCAGACATATCTCACTCCTTACTTTTAAAGCTCGGATAGAACTTTAAGCCAAAGTGACTATATCGTAAACTACCCGAACATGTTTTCTAAATCACCATCCAAGCCTAAGATCCCCTCAAACAAAGCATTGTCTGGGGTCTCTTCTTTAGCTTGGCTGTTTGCTCCACTAGCGGTAGTCGGTATGTTCCTGACGTTTCTCATCTGGTCTAACATGTCATTCTTTGTAGATTTCTCAACATTAGCATTGGCTTGATCACGATTTAAAAGATAATCGACATCGTCAAGAGTGACCACATGTTGTTGTGCTCTCTCTTTAAAGGTTTGAAACTGTTCATCAGTCATTCCCCTTTTCTGTTGAAAATCTCTTTCCATCGCTTTCTGTCTGGTAGCACGTTGCATTTTAGCAGCATTTACCTTTTCAGCCTTGTATATCTGTTGTACTCTATTTTGAACAACTTTATCTACTTGAGCTTTCATGACTTTAGCAGAATCAGAATCGGGTTCTGTCATTGCTTCATTTGCATCAAAGATAAAATCCTCATCCAATCCAAGCTGATCCTGTACACTCTTTGTAGTTTTTCCACCATTTTCCAGATACTCACGAACATGTTGAACTAATCCGCTATCGTTTTTCATTGCCTCAAGAACAGGTACAAAAGGTTCTACCTCTTTATACCGATCTCTCAGCTTGATGGCTTCTCGGCTACTGTCTTGGTAGCGTTTCTTATAGGGATTACCATCATTGTCCCATTCCACGTTGTTGGAGCCAACAGATGATTGTTGGGTTGCCTGATCGGGGCCAACTTCCTGTCGGGTTGCCTCAGTGTTATCTTCGGCTATTATGCCATTAACATTTTGTTCCATGGCTTCAAAAAAGCCATCAGAGGAGCCAAAAACTTCTTTTTCAACTGCTTTTTCTTCAGTTGCTTCTGTTTCTGGGTTACCTGCTGTTTCTTCCATTCTATTCTCCTAAATATAGTTTAATATTATTCAGTTTTCTTATCGCTCTGCAAATCTTTTCGTGCAAACTGTAATTCTCTAGCCAGATCTTTCTTTACAGTACCTAGTTCTCTAGACATGTCTTTCTTAGTATTTTCTGCCTGAGCACCCATTACATTCTGCAGTACTTTCTGTTTTGCCTCTGTCGAACGATAAGAATCTTTTAGATCACCCTTAACTTCTTCTTTCTTCTTTGAAATTTCCATTTCAGCCTGCATTACTTTACTCTTGATTCCAGCTTGTACTAATTGTCGTTCAAGAGTTTCAATAGTACCTTCTTTGTCTTTTATAGCTTCCTGCATTTGTCCTAATTGTCCTTGTAATTGAGAATATAAACTCTTTCTTCTTGCTATCTGCTCTTTATTTCTCACATCAGTTTCAGCAAGAACTGCTATGTCATCAATAACTCCAAACTTAAGGAGTTCTTTCAATTCAGCAAGATATGCCCATCTATTTACTGGAAGCGTAGATCCAGCAACTATTCTTACATCAAACTTAGCAGATGCGTAGTCCATTGATTTTCCTATTGCTTTTCCCATGTCATTATAGATTGGAACATTGATTTGCTGCTCACGCTGTTCTTGTAAAGCTGAAGGTTGTATTATTCTAAATCTTTTATTTGCACTGTATACAGATTGAGATATTTGCATTATTACTTTACCTAACTGTCTTAATCCTGGCTCAGTAGAATGTTTCATCCACTGTTTAATTCTTCTTGTTCCATATTCATCCAACGCAAGCATTCCTCTAAATGTTTCATGCTGTTCCTTGGTATCTCCCTGCATTGAAGAATATATTCCTGCCAAATATTCCATGTCTCCTTTTCCTTGCTGTACAACAGTAAAGAATGCATTTGATAATGGGGCTGGCATTACAGGAACTGGTTTTTCAGATCCTGGCCTTACTGGTAGTAATGCTCCTGGGGAAGAAGAATATTTTTCCCATAATTCTGGATCTAAAGAACCTTCTTCATATAACCATCTTAATGAAGATCCTAAAGAAGCATTGTGTACCATTATCTGGTGAGATTTATTAATTTCTTTCTGTTTTCCTACAAGAGGAGCAACTGCAGATACAGGATATGGAGTACCAGTCCACTTATAATGAAATGGAACTATTGGATATTCTGTAACATTTTCTGGAAATACCTTTTCGTAAAGCATTTTATCTCCAGCAGTTATTGTTTGCCTTATCCTTGTACCATAAAATTGTATGCTATCTACAATTGACTTCTGAAAAAGTTTATCCTGTACTAAAATATTATATTCTTTTTCAGATACAACATTGTTTTCAATCTTAGATGCTTCATTCTGCAATTGACTCATGTACTGTTGTTCAGCAGATTGTAATTGTTGCTGCATCATCTTCTTTGCTTTTTCAACTTCAAGTTCATATCTCTCTTGAATCATCTTACCTTCTTGAACAGCAGATTGCATCTTTTGTTGTTGCTCTAGGAATCCTACCTTCATCTCAGCAGCCATTTCTTTCATCTTTACTTCAACTTGTTGCCTAATGACTTCTAATTCTTTTTTACTTGGGGGGATGCGATAGAAAACATTTATATAAGAAACTTTTATCTTTTCATATAGCTCAAAGAGTTCAATGGTAGGCTCATGCTCTCCAGAAACCTCAATTCCCATGTCCTCTGCAGTTGAATCATCTTTTAGAAAAAGTTTTTGTTCTCTATCTGATATGGCTCTTTCTGATAAAGATGACTCCGTTTCAATTGAAGAAGCTTGATTTATCTTTCTTTTGTATTTAGGAAATAATTTTACTATGTGACTTTTAGGGAGGATCTTTCTTACTAAAATATAAGAAGCATCTCTAAACATGATATCTCTAGACTTTGGATCCACATATACATCAAATGCATCTGGCTGCTGAAGAACAACCTCTCCCATTCCATTATCCATGTTAGGATCAACACTTACCATCATGTATCCCATGGATTTACATATGGCATCATTTATTGCATTTGCATATAGTGTAGTTCCGTCTGAAAGATTCCATATATAATCTGATAGATCTGAAAAGACTGCAGCTACCTCGGAATCGCTACCTTCCACTCCAATAGCTTGCCATCTTGGACTATTTGCAGTAGCATAAAAATTTAACATTTCTACTACAGGAAGTATCCTATTAATAGTAAATGTAGGCATTCCCTGTTCTTCAAGTGATGTTTTTTCAGCCCTTGATAATTGCTCATCATGAGCAAACTCATATCCCTTTTGATTAATATACTGCCACTGGTTACGTGTCCAGTTATTAGATAGATTAAATAACTCTTTTATCTGGTCAGCTTTTTTCTTCTTAGCCATTGTATTTTATCGTTTCTTCTTTCTTTTTGAAGTAGCATACTTCCTTTTAGTATTGCCTGTTTTTAGTTTACTTTTATCTTTAACAGATAGATGCTTGGTTTTTATGATACTTGTCATGCTATTACCCAATCTCTTGCTTTAGGTTTCTTTTTATACCAATTACCTGCCTTGTCTTGCCCTGCTGCCATTGGAGGATTAGCAAATTTTACTGCATACGCAAGAGCATCGATGGTATCATCATGAGCCATCCTTGGCCCAAATGTTGTTATTTCTCTATGTAGGTCATATTGAGTTTTCTTCAAATGTATTTGCCCTACAGCAAATCTTTGAGCTAATATCTCTTGTATTCTATCTCTCTTGCTCATTCTAGTTCCTGGTTTCTCTGCCTTACATCCAATGGAGAAATCATTTCTTCTTCTCATCTCAGAGTTTAACGCTTGAAAGATAGGCTTACTCATGGTAGTATCTTCTACTGTAAATAAACTTGGTTTGAAACTTTTTGCATATTGAAACATATAATCAACTATACCAAGCTTTTCTTCTCCTGGTATTCCCAATACTGGTATGGATTGTTTTCTAATATAATCAAGTACATAAATATTATTATCAGGAGTTACTGCTACAGCAATAAGAACTGAAAAGTCAGAATCTCTTCTTGCAGAATCTGTAGCAGGATCTACACCTACAAACACATTGCATGGTTGAAATCCCTGCTTATTTGCATCTATGAATGAAAGTCCAGTCTCTTCATCTACATAGAATTTTCCATCCCAATTCTTTATGTGATCCCTAGTAAATATGGCATCCTCTGCACTTTGAACTTCCATCATGTATTCCTGATAAAACTTCTGCGGAGTACCTGAATCCTGATAGAATTTCTTTTTTCTTTCCATTTCCTTCATTCCAAACCAGTCTGGCCAGAGAGGCGTCCCATCATCCTGCAATGCTTTGTATGTTATGACCCTCCAGCTAAACGACTCTCCTTTTGTCATTGCCTGTTGATATCCAACAAGTATCTTTTGTATAAATGCATCGTAGTGTACTGGAGTTCCATTTATTCTTAATCTACCTGTTTTAGGCTCAAGAGCTGGAAATACAACTGCTGTAACCAAATTGGAGATCTTAGAACGACTTTCAGGAGTAATGGTGTTATTTTCGTCCTCAAAATCGTCAAGCACAATAAGATCATATCTCTTATGAAGCTTTGCCCCTCCCCTTATCCCAGAAAGATTCGACTTAGAAATGAGTTTGCAACCGTTTGTAAGTTCAATATCATCTTCAGTCCACTTCCTACCTTTAAGATCTCCAAAATAATATCTCACCTTATCGTTATATTCAAGATGATACTTAATATAATCAAGGTTAGGGACAGAAATCTTTGAGCTTGCTGCCACCCAACCATAAAACAATGGCTCTTTAGTAAAGAGAAAATCATGAAGAATACTGCACTTAGTAAGAACAGTTTTCCCATGCCCTCTTGGTAAAATAACTGCCAACTGTCTAACACTTGCGTCATCAACTGCATCTGCTACCTCATAATGAAAGAATGGGGTTTCACTTCTTAAAAAATCATCTGGAAGAAATAACTTGCCAAAAGCAATCAAGTCTTCATATGCTAATCTTAACTGCTCTTCAGCTTTATTTACGTTTTGACTATTTATATTTGCCATATATACAAAACCGTATTGTTTGTTGTGGTAGTATTTGATCTTAAAGCTTTATAAGGCAGTATTATCTTTATCATACTTCTTTTCTAAAAATTTAACAAATTTCTTCTCATTTTTACTAAAATCAATGTAATCTTTCAGACTACCACTCAATACCTGTAATCCAGTAAATAAGTAGTCAATACGTTCATTCACTCCCTTTATTTCACGAACTATGTCGTGTTTTGTTACGGTTTTACCGTTTTTCACAGTTGAATATGCAACTTATACTTAGTATCTACAAACAAAAATAGAATTATTGTTAATAGTCCATCTTTCCAGTCTTTTTATACTCTTTTACTTGTTCAAGTTCAGATTGCATTATATATTTTTCTCCAAACTTATCTTTTAAAGCTTGCATTCTCCTTGCTTCAGTCCAATAATATTCATCATAAAAAGATCTGATGGCTTTTATTGTATTCTTTCCATATAGTCCATCTTCCTTAAGACTCATGTTTTCTGGATAATACTTTAAAAGTTTTTGGGCTTCCTTGACGTTCTTATTCTTCATTCCTCCCTTAGCTTCTAATGACTGGATTGCTTCGTGTACTTTATTGCTATACTCCTCTGTATAAGGCATTTTATTCTCCTAATGATTTATTTAATTTATCCCACAATGCTTTTGCTATTATTCTATGAGTTCTATATTCAGGCGTCATTGCTTTTGGATCTGTCTCATCTTCTACAAATTGTCCAAATACTCCATCACCTTTTGGATATAGATATGATTCCGTAGCAGGATCCCATTTTCCATAAACATCTCGGTCT